GATGATCATCGGGATTCCAGACAGTCGTCCAAGAGGTGCCAGTCCATTCTATGATAGAATTAGCCTTGATCACAGGATCATTACCGTCCGAATTTTTCCAACCGTCGGGTCCGTCGTAGACCTGTCCCTGACTAGAATCCGATGGATGGCTGGAATCCCAGTTTTGTTGATTGATTAATCCGGTGCTGGCGCTGTTATTGACATCATCCAGCATCAAAAAACGCACACCGGCTGTCACTGGTTGATCTGTCATCTCTCCATTGGGTCGTTTAGGATTATACTTATAAGGATCTATGATAGCATCTACTGTGGTCCATTGATTGTTGGATCTAGTTGGCCCAGAAATTATAGTGTTGCTGGGTCTTGAATCGACATCTACAGTTACCAGTAGATAAGTAGGATCGATTTCATTGACTACGAATGTTCCTCCTATCTCATTACCGCTAGGCTGTAGGAAATAGATTTTGCTGATGCCAGGATTGTAACCACCATATACATTGAGTATCTTCTCCCAATCTACTCTTTCTCCTTGCTTGATAGGCGGTGACAGCCCTATCGAAGTAATTACCTCTCCTGGGCTGATCACAGAAAGATCGTAATCTCTATCTTGGCCGTTATTGCTTTTAAGGAATAAAACTCCGAACTGTCCGGGAGTGGTATGCATCTGTGCGTCTCCATCTTCTTGATTGTATATTAATTCTTCGAGATCTTTGACGTCTCCTGAATCGGTGAACACGTTCATTACTAGATTGCGTATGACTCCCATCTTCTTGACTTTGGCAGGCGGAGTGATATAGATAGGAATCGTGAACTCCATAGTGGCTATGTCTATATTGGTGTCCGCACCTTGCGGAATCGTTCTCGAACTGAAATTTATGGTTTTTAAATCTACCACGCTGATGCTGGTCCAATCGATATAGTTATCAGTGGTCTGTATTTCTAGGCTCGGATTGAACAACATCAGGATCTGTTCTAGTATCTGTAATTTTTGGTCAGTGTTGCTGGTCCATAGTTCAGCCTTCATCGATAGTTTAAAAGGAGTGGGCATCAATCTTTCTACGGTATACCCTCCGCCTTGGTAATTTTCATATATAGGTGTACCCCGTAATCTCACATCTGGATGATCGTCGGGATAGAAATCTTCAAATGCTCTTTCACGGATCTGCATTTTACTGACAAAACTAGCGTCTGCTAATCGTCCCGTATCCAGTTCTAGACCGGAAATATAACAGGCGATTTTAGGCACAGTCATCATTTTATTTTCAGAATTTTCCATGATGATAGCAGCCACTTGCCTGGTTAGATCTCCGTAGGTCACTGGAATATGTCGTAGCGTGTCGTCACCGGTTTTATATTTAAAACCGATAAAGATGCGCATGAATTGTGTGACATATCTTCTTATCTGTCCGTCATAAAACCAATCCATTATTCATCCGCCTTTGGTCTTAGAGCCTTAGTGAGGCTCTGTTTTTCTTTCACTGTTTTACCGTTAACAGTGGCCTGCTTGTTGTTGTTTATAAACGTGGTCTTATGGGTCAGTTTTACGTCTTTGCCTAAGAACATGTCATTGGGCGATCCGCCTGCGACAACATCCTCATTACCAAGATTATTCAATGTCATTCTAGTAATGTCTTCGACTTTGACCCATCTCGTTCCACTAAATCTAAACAATCGTTTGGGACTGTAATCTGTTCGAAGATGGAATTGACCGATACCAGGCTGTAAAGGAAAAGCGATTCCGGCAGTAAATGGTGCACCGTTGGGAGGGACTCCGTCGCCGTCCCCGATCATCGGACCGTTGTATTCCGGACTCTGGAAAATCGTAGATGATGTAGGTCCCACATAAACAGGATCACCGTTCTCGTCCACTAAAGGATCGCCATTGGCATCTGTGGCCTGTGTCTGCATAGAGGCCAGCAATTGTGTATTGTCTGCGGTTACTATCTCTACTTTTCCAGTCTCGTCTTTCTGCAACATATAATGTTGCGTGGTGTCAAATCCACTCTTAGGAGAATCTAATTCGGCCTGCTCAAGGACCGCTTGCGTGATCTGCATTTCTTTTTCATAGGTGCTCATCAGATCTCGCAAGGTCATATCTGATCCTTCACCTGCGATGCTATCTAATATCTCTTTGTACTCTTGGCTGTCTACCAACGGTTTGCATTTGGCACGATACAGGTGCGGGTACCAAGTCACTGAAAATCCTTCTGCTGCACGAGTGACCTCTTCTATGACATAGAATCTTTTAAGGGCGAATGATAGGTCGTTGAGGGCGTATTCATCTTTGAGATGCGGTAATTCTATGACATCTCCGCTGATAAGTTTCCTTCCTAGTTTTTCTACTGTATCTCGAATATGGAAAGTTATAAAAATAGTGTCATTCTGTAGAAACAATCCGAACTGGCTAAGATTGAAATCTGTATCCTGTAGATTATAAACACCTCGCATGACATATACATCCGGATCATATTTTCTATCTCTGTTTTCTAGAAATAGCAAATCTTGTATCTGTGTCGGATCCGTGGAATCGTATGCGGGAGTGCTAGGTGTATCACCTTGCACAGAAGCACCAGGACCCAGATACTTGTGTATGAGCACATCGGTTCCTCCTATCTGGAACATCTCCCAGGCGGTTTTATCGATGAACTTAAAATCATTGCCCTTTTCGGGCCTATAGAGACTGAGTCTTGGCATAGTTGTATATTTACCGCATAAATACTATCATGAGCCAAATCGACCAAGCCCGTCAATCCGTCTATGACTACTGCAAAACCATGCTAGGCGATGGTATGATAGATGTAGAACTAGATCCCGAACACTATGAAACTGCACTAGATCGCAGTCTAGGCATTTTTCGCCAACGATCCGATAATGCTGTCGAAGAGAGTTATGCTTTTTTAACTCTAAAACAAGATCAAAATGATTATATATTACCTAGAGAAATACAACAGGTAAGACAGATCTATAGGCGTAGCATAGGATCACGCACAGGCAACGGCACAGGCGGCACAGTGTTTGAACCTTTCAATCTGGCCTATACCAATACCTATCTGCTGAGTTCTACAAATATGGGCGGTTTGGCCACTTACGAATTGTTCGCAGGATATCAAGAACTAGTAGGCAAGATGTTTGGATCATTTATCAATTTCACTTTCAATCCCCAGACAAGAAAATTGACCATATTCCAACGTCCTAGAGGGGAAGAAGAAGTGATGTTGTGGGTCTATAACAAACGTCCAGATTTCGCTATAATCGAAGATACATATGCCAATCAATGGATCAAAGATTACAGCCTGGCTAACTGCAAGATAATGCTAGGACAGGCTCGCGAAAAGTTCGCCAGCATCGCAGGCCCCCAGGGTGGCACAGCCCTAAACGGTGCTGCGATGAAATCTGAGGGCCAGGCAGATATCGAACGATTGACCAAAGAATTGGAAACCGCTGTTCCTGGCGGTCACGGTTATACCTGGATCATCGGCTAATGAAAGCATCGGAATTTATCTTTGAAAGCGACGAAGAATTTTATACTGAGACCGCTAAGATGGTCTGGGGTGTAGGTAAACATACGGCTCGAAGCGGCACACCGAAACTAAAATTCCGTTGCACTTCCGGCCCAAGGGCTAGCCGCCAGGTCAGCCACCCTTCAAAATGCCATCAACCCATGAACATCGCCAAAGCACAAAAAATGAAGACTACTCGAGCCCGCACTAAAGTCCAGGCTGCTCGCAGAACTGATAGAACTAAATCTATCAACACCGCCAGTGTATTAGCCAATCGACTAAACACGGGCAAACCAAAAACGCCAAAACCCTATTATTAAGGTTGATTATTCTACATTAAATTTGCTATAATGTCTGTAATTGGAGGACATTATGATCATAGGTATTTGCGGTTTCATCGGCAGCGGCAAGGACACAGTCGCTGACTATCTAGTCAACTTCCACGAATTTCGTAGAGAAAGTTTTGCCAACACACTCAAAGACGCCGTCTCAGCGGTGTTTGGCTGGGATAGGACCATGCTGGAGGGCAGAACCAAGGAAGCCAGAGAATGGCGCGAACAGGTAGATCCGTGGTGGGCCGAACGACTGGACATGCCCACGCTGACCCCCAGATGGGTCCTACAATATTGGGGAACTGAAGTCTGTAGACGTGCATTTCATGATGATATATGGATCGCTAGTTTAGAAAACAAACTCCGTAACTCTCGAGATCACGTCGTGATTTCAGACTGCCGCTTCCCTAACGAAATATCCAGTATCCGACGTGCGGGCGGAAAAATCGTCTGGGTGAAACGCGGAGAACTACCTGAGTGGTATCAATATGCTATGGCAGCGAATCAACTAGGCAGCAATCTAGCATTAAACGAACTTAAAAGATTAAAAATACACGCTTCGGAAACCGCTTGGGTCGGCACAGAATTCGATCACGAAATCGACAACAACGGAACTATCGACGATTTATATAAACAAATACGATCATTGATCATACATCAGGGACAAGATCTCCCTGGCGCCAACGGACGCCTTCTCGATGCAGAATTCGTTGGCAGTTCGCGCATACTGTCTTGAGGTTGCTAGGACGGCAGTTATCTAGATTTCCATCTACGTGAAACACGTTGAACTGCTCTGGATGTCTGCTCCTGAATCCACACTTTTCACAAGAATCTTTTTGTCGATATCCTGATTGATACCATCGAGGTCGTTTACTATCAGCACCTCGAGCGCAGGTATCACATTGGTGTCGATAAAATATTTTTCCTCCTTTGTGATAGTTCACAGCACGAGGTTTTTCACCGCAGGTTTTACATAAAAGGCGCATATGATATTTATAACCGCCCTTTTATTGCCCTTTTCCCCGCTGCATAACCGCCCATTTTTGTGATAACCCGCTAAATAATATGAGCAACTATTACCAGGAGATTAGGGAATGGCACTAACATCACCAGGCGTACAAGTTACGGTAATTGACGAGAGTTTTTATACACCAGCGGAACCTGGTACTACTCCCCTTATCGTGATCGCTACCGCACAGGATAAATCTAACGCAGCAGGCACAGGTACTGCTATAGGAACTACCGCAGCGAATGCACTGAAAGCATTCAAGATCACTAGCCAGCGAGAACTGGTAGACACATTTGGTATTCCGTTCTTTGAACAGACTCCTTCAGCAAGTCCAGTACACGGCGGAGAGAGAAACGAATACGGACTATTAACAGCATATAGTTACCTCGGGGTAAGCAATGCAGCATTTATCGTTCGAGCAGATGTCAACCTAGCCGAACTGGAAGGACAGACTACCGCCCCGGGAGCAGAGCCAGCGAATGGCAAATGGTGGCTAGACACTCTTTCAACTTCTTGGGGTATCCAAGAGTGGAATGGTGCACCATCGACAGTAGTTGGCGGACAACGATTCGCTAACAAAGTGCCCTTGGTGCTCACAGACGAGGACGTCAGCAAACTAGACGGACAGCCATATGCTCCATTATCATCTGTAGGATCTGTGGGAGACTACGCTGTTGTCGCACAGACCATCGGCGTAGATGCCAATGTAGATGCTACTAAAGAATATATTAAATTATGGTACAAGAGCGCAGGTAACGGAGGTGCGGGCGATCAGGGTGTTGTCGCTGGTACTTGGGTATTAGTAGGATCTCCTGAATGGAAAGCCAGCCATCCGGCCGTGCAAGGTACTACAGCAGTAGCATCTCCGGTAGCACATACTGAGTTAGTTTTGAACGGAACTCCTATCACAGCAGGTTCGAGATCAGCGGCCACACTGGCTAGTGTTATCAATGGCCTAGCGCCCGTAGGCATTTCTGCCCAAGCGGTCAACAATAGACTTTACATATATTCCGATGGAACTACTGTGTCAGATGGGAGCACCACCGGTGCCGATGGTGCCCTAACATTAGAAGGAACCTGGACTCCATTTGGCATTGATGCAGGAACGTATTATTCTCCTAAACTACAACAGACTCCGCATACTCAAGTTCCTGCATACAAATCAACAGATGCTGCTGCGAGACCAACGGGATCCGTATGGATCAAGACCACAGCACCAAACAGCGGTTCGAGATGGATCATTAAACGTTGGAACAGCGCTACACAGTTATGGATTTCATATTCAGCACCATTATATGCGACTACGCATGCTGCGATCTACGGTCTAGATCGCAGCGGCGGTGGAGTTGGTATAGATCAAGAAGAACTGTTTGTTCAGACCAACGCCACCGAAAACAGTGGTAATGACAGCACACCCGAAACTGTAGAATATAGAATCTGGAGACGCAGCGGACAAGGTGCGACAACGATCGAATCCGTAGAAATCGTTCCAGCAACGTTCGGCACAGTTACCGGTAATAATTTTGTGTTAAAACAGAGCCATCCGGGCTACGAAGATCTAATTTCTACTACGGTAACTTTCAATTCTGCCAGTGACGCAGAAGAAGATGCACAGGCATTTGCAGCGGCTATAAATGCTGCAAATTTTGGATTCGATAACACAGATCCTACTAATCCTATCGCTTATACTAACTATGTAACTGCTGAGGTTACCGCAACTAATACGGTGAAGATTAGCCACGTCGCAGGCGGCGATATGAGATTCGTTCTCGGAGGAGTAGGCACGGTGATCGAATCGGCATTTACCGCCTACGACATAGAAGACCAAGACGGTACCGTTAATCTGTACGCATCCGACAACGGAACAGAGTTGATAGCTACGCTGTGGAAACCATTAGCCACAGAGAATTTTGCTGCACAGGGAGATCAACCTCTAGCAGAAGCAGCAGATGGCCAACTATGGTATACTCCTAACTTCTCCGAAGTTGATATCATGGTACATAACGGATCTACTTGGGTCGGATATAAAAACACATATTCTTTATATACAGGAACAGATCCAGAAGGTCCTATCGTGAGCGCCAGCGAGCCGACTGCACAGAGCGACGGAACGGCTCTAGTTGATAACGACCTATGGATCAGCACCGCTGATCTAGAAAATTTTCCGACTATCTATAGATACACCAACGCAGGAACTACCAGTGCTGCTTGGTCTTTGCTGGACAAGACCGATCAAACCACAGAAGATGGTATCCTGTTCGCCGACGCGAGATGGAACACAGACGGCGGATCGGGCGAAGCCACTATCATTGAACTGCTGACCAGCAACTTCTTAGATCCAGATGCTCCAGATCCAGCACTATATCCTAAAGGAATGCTGTTATGGAATCTGCGCAGAAGCGGAGGTAACGTCAAGCGTTATCAAAACAACTACATCAATATCGCAGAAAACAATCCAAGATTCCAGACATCTAGAGCAGCACTAGGACTCGATCCGATACTAGGTGATCAGATGACCACGTATTGGACTGACCGTTGGACCACAGCATCGCCTAACAACGAAGACGGGTCCGGTTCGTTTGGTCGCAAAGCTCAGCGTGCTCTAGTACAACAGAAATTAAAAAGCTGTATCGATACCAGTTCAGAGATACGAGATGAAGAACGTAGAAACTTCAATTTGATCGCTTGCCCAGGATATCCAGAAACACTGAGCAATTTGATCAACTTGAATCTAGACAGAGGGTTGACAGCATTCGTGCTCGGCGACACACCATTGCGTTTACCCGCAGATGCTACCAGCCTAACAGCCTGGGGTACCAATGCTAACGGCGCACTAGATAACGGTGACACAGGTATCGTTAGTTACGACGAATACTGTGCTGTATATTATCCAAACGGATTTACCACAGACTTAAGCGGTGCTAACGCAGTCGTTCCGGCCACACACATGATGCTGAGAACTATCGC